TGGAATTACAGGCACTGGTTCCAAGCCTGTAATGAGAGGTTGGATGGTAAACGATAAGGACGATACAATGTTTAGGGACCAGGTAGACTGCGTATCGGTTTCTGGTTCGGCCTACTTTGTAAGAAGAGAAGTATGGGACGCAATGACTAATAACGAAGAGTATAGAAAGCTTCACCCCGAAGCTGAAGGAGCATTTCTTCCTACTCCCCATTATTACGAAGAGACTTGGTGTTCTTATTTCGCTAGACACTTGGGTTACAATGTCGTATATGATGGTTCGGTCTCAATTGGACACAGTTGGCACGCGTCATCGGCTAAGCCAGGAGAAGGTGTAAGTCACGTAGATCACTACTTCCCTATCTCTAGAGAAATATTTAGAAAAGCATGTGATCATTTTGGAATAGAAAGAGATTAATTATGAGCGATAAATTAAACCCATGGATATATAACGCAGAAGTAAAGAAGGTGGTCGACGGTGATACTTTTGATATTATTATTGACTTAGGTTTTGATACTTTGCGCAAAGGAAGAGTACGATTGTATGGAGTGAACACTCCAGAAAGCAGAACTTCTAACTTAGAAGAAAAGAAACAAGGCTTAGCTGCAAAAGAATTTACAGAACAGTGGCTAGCCAAAGCAGATAATTGGGTTAAAATAGAAACTATTATCGATAAGAATGAAAAGTATGGCAGAGTATTAGCTAAAGTATGGGATAAGGATGGAAATTGTTTAAATACAGATATAGTTGCATCCGGACTTGCTAGAGAGTATTATGGCGTTGGTGATAAGACTTGGACGGAATTTAAAAAGGATAAGTAATGCAAACGTTTCTTCCGTATGATGATTTTCTTCAATCGGTAAAGGTATTAGATTATAAAAGATTAGGAAAACAAAGAGTTGAGACATTTCAAGTTCTTAATATACTTCTCGATAGAACGCCTACGAAAGGCTGGAGAAACCATCCAGTCACTCGCATGTGGACAGGTTACGAAGAAGCGCTAAAGCTTTATCAAAACTTCACCATAGAAGAGTGGATTAAAAGAGGATACAAAAACAACATGAAGCTTGAGGAAGTCAATATGCGTGACATTAAACTGCCACCATGGTTTGGTAGTAAAGAGCTTCATAGGTCACATAGGTCAAATTTACTACGTAAAGATTACGAATATTACTCCCAGTATTTTGACGAACCAACAGATTTAGAGTATCATTGGCCAGTATGAGCGTAAAAATATTTTTATCAGGAGCAATGGATTACGTGGGTGACTACGCAATTCATTGGAGAAAATCAGCAACTAAATCTTTAGAGTTTCTTGGCTATGAAGTCTTAGACCCTACGGCTATACCAGAAGATTTAAATGAAATGTCTCCAGAAGAAGTTGCTCAAAAAAATTTGTTTCTACAAAAAAAAGCAGATATACTTCTAGTTGAATATATGTTAAAAGATCGCGCATATATAGGTACTGACTTTGAACTTGCATGGGCAAAAATTCATGGTCAGCCATCCGTAGTAATGTGTTCCCCACACCATAAAGATAGGGTATACATGAAATATATGGCAACAAAACTTGCAGATAACCTGCAAGATGCGATAGAATATATCGCAATACATTATCCAGTTAACTAATAAAAGGAAAAAGGTAATTATGTCAGATAATAAGTTCAAGTACTTTACTGTTGAGTCTGTTGTAGTCGTCAAGGCTAACAACAAGGCTGATGCAGAGAAGCTTGCAATGGGTCGTCGTGGAGTTCAGGGTGAAGTCATCTTGAAGACGACCGATGTTGAGCGAATCTCGGCAGTAGAGGCTCGCAAGCAAATTGAAATCTGATTTTAATCAGTAACTAAAAGTGGGAGAGTAGTTTTATATTACTCTCCCACTTTTTATTAACAAAGGAAAAAAAAATGATTTACGGTTTAATGGTAGCTAGAAACGAGCAAGATAGATACCTAGAAGAATGTCTAGCCAGATTATCTAATCAAGTCGATAAAATAATATTTACTGATGATTGTTCAACTGACGGAACTCCGGATATAGCTAGAAAATATGCTGAAGTCTATTCTACTTCAGAAAATTTATTCATAAAGCATGAGGGACAGCTGCGATCTGAAGCTTGGGCAAATCTTTCTAAGCATGCAAAGCCAGGAGACTGGGTTGTTGCAATAGACGCAGACGAAAAGATCTATACATTAGATAACTCTTCAATAGAGCAGGCCCTAAAAAGTTCTCCTTATGATGTGGTCAATGTTAAGAGATACGAAATGTGGAATAGCGATGGATATAGAGTCGACAAAATGTGGGCACCACACAATACAATGCGCATATTTAGATACAATGATGGTGGTGTTTACTTAGATAAAGTATTAGCTTGTGGCTCCGAACCAACCTATGTAATGCAGTGGGTGAGAAATAGAAATTTCTGGCTAGATTCAGGTATAATTATGCAGCATCTGGGTTACCTTAGAGATGAAGATAAGCAAGCTAAGTACGAAAGATATACTACAATAGATAATGGAAAATTCCATAATATTAATCATATAAATTCAATTAAAGATCAATCAGCAGTGTTGATACCGTGGGGTATCTTTGGAGATAAAAAGGTAGAATTACAATGAAAACATTAGGAGCAAGAGAAACAATTAAGAATCTTACTTATAGAATGTCTAATAAGCAGAGATTTTCTTACGTTGGATTTTCAAAATCAGCTGTACTAGCAGCTGCTGGTAAAATTTCACCAGATAAAAGACCTCCAAAAAGTTTTACAAAATCCATTATAAACTCAATAGAAACATCCGATAAAAATTTCATGAAGTGTGTACCAAACTTCTTGCTAAGTTCTTCTGATGAGTTTGATATATCGTCAATTGACGGATTTAAGAATTCAGTCATATACGATGCTGGGATGTTTGAATACTATTTCATTAATAAAAGAGATGTTTTTGATGACTTTGTTAATTTCTATATAAGAAACAGCAATAATTTAGTTGTCTCTTTTCATGATAAAAAGTTAGCACAAAAACTAATAGGAACTCCAGCGCATCATATACATGTTCCATATAATGATTTTTACGATAGATTGGACCAAGTATCTAATCAAATTATGGAACTAGATGGAAAGATAGACTATTGCATTTTGGATTGTCCAGTGCTGTCTTCGGCTCTTGCTAATAGAGTTTGGCAGAACTCAAGTATATCTATATTAGATTTTGGAAAAGTATTTACAATAGCAAATAAATAAACTATGAAAAGATCAGAGTTTCTCGATGACGATGATATCGAGTATATGACTGACCTTTTGTTAGATACTTCTTTATCATTAACGGACATAGCTAAAGAGTTAAATTGTTCTATTCAAACTCTTAATAAAAAAATAAATCAACATGGTCTTTCTTGGTTAAAGAAAAGTCATAGAAAAATGTCAAGAGGCCAAGCTGCGTTAACTGCGGTTATGCAGAAGCTTCTACCAAATGAAGAGATTATTAATGAATATCATTTAGGAGATAGACTAAAGCTTGATGTTTACTGCCCAAAATATAAAATAGGGGCAGAATATCACGGTCGTCAACATTTTTATTTTACTGGTAGATTTTTTAATTCTAGAGAAGATTTTGAAGAAGCAGTAGTTAGAGACAAGAAAAAAGCAGCTAGATGCGAAGAGTTAGGAATTGCCCTAGTTGTATTTAGATATAACGACAAACTTACCGAAGATGCAGTATATGAAAGAATGATATCTGCTATCAGACATTCTTCTATTGAGCCAGTTAAGAAGTTTAAAAAACCAAGTATTACCAAAAATAGTTACTACCAAGAGAGAAAAAAGAGCTATAATGATAGTAAGAAAAAAAGATATAAAGAGCTAAAAAAGAAAAATGACAACAGAAGAAAATCTAAATAACTATCCTCTAGAATATCAGATATTTGCCCTATGCCTAAGAAAGGATGGGGCAATTAAATTTTTTAGTGATAACTTAAATTCCAATATAGTTGGTATTAATCACGGAGAAAATGGAATATATGAATTCTATAATGCTCTTATGTCTTACTATAAGGCAACTCAGTTATCAATAGTTGATCCAATAGCGTTTAAATCATGGCTTCAGACAGAGACTGAAATATATGATGCTCTCGGAGGAGAGCCAGGAACAGAGGCTATGTTCTCCATCTTAATGAAGATGGACCTTTCTAATTCTGAATCAATTCTAAAGCTTATTGAGCATAAAGCGAATAAAAGAAAACAGATAGATTATCTACAAGAGCTTCAGGTTTTGATTACGCAAAAGTCAAACAAATCAGATGAAGACATAGAAAGAATATCTGTTCTAACTCAAAAGATTAGGGAATTAGAAAGTCAGATTAACTATGACCCACTAGAAAATGTAACTACAGCTATAGACATATCTTCTAGAGCTGAAGAGTTATTAGTTATACCAAACTTTCTTCCAACTCAATTTAAATCCTTAAATAGAGCTATGGGCTATACCGATAAT